TCTTTCTAGATGACGTATCGGTAGGCTACGCACTCGCGAGTTGGGGCATTGAAGTTGTTCAGGCTCCTCGGAAAGACTATAGCGCGGGGGGATGGCTTGGGCACCGGTCGGCAGATTCCCAGCACTTAATCTTCCACAGCCGAGTTCGCAGCGATGACCGGAACGACGACCTCCGAGTCCTGACTGCTCTTTTCGAGAACAGTAAGCCCGTTGTTGTTCACGAAACGCTCACGAAGGCTCCATTCTGGATGATTCTCTAGAAACTCGGCAACGGCGGGCCAGAGGCCCTTGCGGATCTCCTCCACCGGGATGCCACTCTCCCGGCTCTGACGAACTGCATCCCACCCATACCGAATCGTCTCACAGGCGGATCAAAACGCGCGACAGAGACGCGGATATTCAAATTTGCACTATGCTCTTTCAAGCTTAGATAAAGTAACTTGCAATGACAATGAGTATCTGCTTTTTGATCCCAGTAAAGCTCGACACCGCAGAACAGTCCAAGTATGTTGTTCGGTGTATAGAGAGCATCCGCAGGATCTATCCTACAGAGACGATCGTAATCGCAATGGCAAAAGATAGCCGTCCGTTGCCGTCTACGGTTGATCCCACTGTGCGGGTAGTAACTAACCCCCATTTTTCTACTCTTGGATGTCTCTGGCTATTTCACGAGAACCGATATGCTACAACCGCGGTGATCCTTCACGACAGCACTGTCATTCTAGGGAAGCTCCCTGCTCTTGAAAGGGGGGTTCAGTTTCTCTATCACTTTGTAGAACCCTCGCTGGATCGCGGGCGCAACGAAGAGGGATATCGTCGGCTTCTAACATATTTGGAATGGTATGACATGGTTAGCACGCACACCTTTGGATGTTTTGGAAACATATTCTACATCCATAAGGATGCAGTTGAGCCAAGCGGCCTTCTTCGATTTGTCCGAACTATCAAAACTAAATACGACTTTGAATGCATGGAGCGGATCTCTGCGTACATTGCAAAGAAGAGCGGACTTCTAGTGGGATATTCTCTGTGTGGAAGTATCTTTCAACCCATTGCAAATCCGTGGGACCATACCGAATACGCGACCAAATCGGTTGACGAGTTTCTTGCAGACGGGTTTCCGTTTCCTGTTGCAAAATGTATAGTTGGCAGGAGGTAATAAATGCGCGCCGTGAGAATGGTTCATATTACGGTTTGAACTGAGACACAAACACCGCAAGATCTTCGGGAACGCCTAGACCCCACATACGCTCACAATCAACGATGCCAAACCGATGTCCATCTGCGATGGCCTCGTTGAACACGGGGACCACGTAAAACTCATTATTAACGCGGATGTTTTTCTGGATCATCTGGGTCGCATACTTTACGAAATCTGACCCACGACGCCAAATGTACAACCCCGTCGTCGCATGATCTGAGAAAGGATCCTTCTCGCGAACCTCTGTAACGATGCCATCTTCGTCCGTCTTTGCGTACGACCACTTAGGATGCCGCTGTCCATCAAATGTTGAAATCAACCCAGACAAATGATGCATGGCGGGGTTGTAAAGGAAGTCAAACATTAGATTGAAGGCTGTACTACAACCCGAAAACTCAATGTACTGATCACTGTTAATAAGAACAAGAGGACTGTCTACGTCAATATGGTCCTTGGCAAGGAGGACCGTACATGCAGCACCCTCCGTGACCCGATCAACCGCAACAACGCGACAACGGGGAGCGATGGTCTCAAGATAGGCGTTCGCATTCTGGGTTTCGTTGAATTCCTTGCGAATGACAAACGTGTAAGACGCGTTCAGTCCGACATTTGAAACCACCCATGATATCATCGGGCGGCCAAATACTGGGATAAACGGTTTCGGTTCTACATATCCCGCCTGGGCGAACCGACTACCGTGCCCGGCCATTGGAATAACAACATTGACGCGCTCCATAAGGTTGGGTCTCGCAGAAAGAATGTATTCGGACGTCAGAGCGTCTGGAGACGAAACGCGATGAACGGCCGCGCCACTCGCAGCTGCGGCCCGGAGACCAACATAGGAATCCTCAAATATGATCGTATCCTCTGGTGCCACTCCGGCGCGCTTCATACACGTCAAATAAATTTCGGGGTCCGGTTTCGGATGAGAAACATCCTCGTTTGAGAGAACATCGTCAAATAGGGACAGAACTCCCAGATTTGTGAGAACGGTCAACACTGTCTCACGAATGCAATTGGATGCACACATAACAGACGCCCCCCGAGACTTAATCGCAACGACTGCATCCTGAAGGCGATTGCAGACCCGAACATTCTGCAATGCACTAAGTGTGAGTTGTTGCTTGCGTTGGTAAACGGATTCGGCATCAACGCCGCGGCGCCGCGCAAGTTTCATACGAGTGCTAAGCCCGTTGTATACCGTTTCGTGTTCATGCGGGGTGATTGCTGGATATCCATGTTCTTCAAGGGCCCGGTTCAATGTCTCGTAATGGATGTTGCTTGAATCAAGCAGCACGCCATCAAGGTCGAAGACGAAAAGCTTATACATTCTTGCATGTTACAAACAGAAACCAATGAGAATAATAGCGCATCGCGGGAACATTGACGGGCCGAATCGCGAAACGGAGAATAAACCTGACACAATTCGCCGAGCAATTGATAATGGGTTTGATGTTGAGGTTGATGTGTGGTACCTTGACGGACACTACTATTTAGGGCACGACTTTCCCGAAACACCAATTTCATACGAGTTCCTCGCACAGTTTGCGGATCGTCTATGGGTTCACTGCAAGCACTTGGATTCCCTTCTCCAGCTCAAGGATCTTCTGAACTGCTTCTACCACGACCGGGACATCTACACGCTTACAAGCCGAGGGTACGTGTGGGGAAATATCAACAGCCCCACTCATCCTAAGGTGATTCAGGTAATGCCAGAATGCAGTGGAACGTTTTCATCACAGTGTGCGGGAGTTTGTACCGACTATCCGATCCGATACGTCCGGCTTCTAGCAAAATGAAGCGTGACGCGGACCACTACCGCCAGCATATGGAACTTATGCAATAATCAAATATCTTCTTCATTTTGATCAGGAGGACAATGCACGTGTTGGGATGTGGCGCTGCCTTGGAGTCGGGAGAGTTCCTCTAGATCTACGCGCATAGAACCGTTGCCGTCACAATCCAGTGGAAGCATTGAATACGCATGACCAAGCATCTCGGCTAGGTGCCAGTAGCAGATGTTGGTGTCTGTGATTGGCATAAACTCTAGAATCTGAACTCCCTTGGGGCTAAACAGCATATTCGTCATTCCTGCGCCATGCGGTCCAACGATCCGCGCGGCTTTGGAGAACAACACGGCCGTCTCGTCAATCGGAAGCACATCATAGACAACCCATGTCAGCTCGGGGAATCTTTCCTTGCAATACTCCAGCACCTCGGCTTCGTTCAGCAACTCGCGAGACCCGTGACGCCGGATCACGATACCGTGCGTGGATTCAAACTGGACCTTGCTCTCTACCACAGAACGCAGAAGCTGAATCTTCTGGGCCGACGGGTTGCCACATTCAACATACGGAGGAACTAGCTGAAGAGCCGCTGCGGGTGCCGAAGAGGAGATGATTGGATTGGTCACGCCAAACCACCGAAACGCAGGGACTGTGAACTTTGACGTCATGCAGTAGATAGGAACCTCTGCGGGCAGCTGTGTCCGAAGGAACAGTGCGTTGGGCAGGACTTCGGTTAGGAAGTGGTAGTATTCCGTAGACCAGCGATAGTTGAGATTGACAACCTTCCCCGAGTAGATAACCACCCCCGGCTTCCGCTGTTCAACGACTTGTGTCGGAAACCATAGGGTATGTGGGGCATACATGGCATCCGAAAATCCAAACCGAGCAATATTCTGGCGGGTCTTCTCTTCGCGCACGAGGATGTGAGGACCATTGCGCTGGGCAGAGTGGATCTGCCGAGGGCGAGGTCCCGAGTGAGGCGAGCGGAAGATGTGAGGGTTCAGAGTTGCAAACAGATCGGTATACGGGATCATTTATCGTTTACCCTTATGAATTTATTCGGCACCAAACGGGAGAGACGGAACGTAGATGACCTCAACGGAGTCTAGTTTTGAGAAGTGTTGATTGTGGCGATATCCAAACGTTGAGGCATGGTGGTTTGACATTCCGCAGAAGAGCGACAGTACAAAGACTACCATGGAATGAATATTCGCATCCATCCAGCCATACCGTAGAATTCCATCGCAGTCTTCAATGGCCTGAATGTAGCGTTTCACGATGGGATTGTTCCACAGCCGAAGACTTGCGACGTGGAAGTTGTTGTAGGGTGCCACTCCGCTGTACGAGCCGTCTGCAAGAAAGAACCATCGCTTCTGGAGGAGCTTCTTCAGTTCGGGAATGTGTCGTGCCAGACCATCCTTCTTGAGGAACTCAAGTGTGAAGTCAAACAGTGACTGCTGGTCGGTCTTGTCCAGAAACAGCGACCGATAGATGTAGTCGTGGTGCAACGGAAGCTGACCTGCAGACACCCACGGCTCCATAAAGTAGGAATCATCGTCCAGTCGCATGTAATGGGTGTGCTTCTGAATCGTAGGATGCGACTGCATGATCCCGCTGAAGAAACGGCACATCATGAGGTAGCCATATGGACGGCGAAGTTTGGTATTCATGATAGTCTCTTTCCCCGCAAAATCTACGATTAGAAACTCCGTGACTTCGGGAAACGATGCAATGTCTTCCTCGGTGTAGTCCTCGTGGAAAACATAGATTGGTGTTTCTGAGAACAGACGCCGAACAATCTGAACAGACCCGCGCAGAAGTTCCATACGCGAAATACGAAGTTTGGGGGCATTCTCATAGGCATGGCTCTCGCGCGGAGATGCTAGATAGACTATGCACAGCGATGACATTTGTCTACTGTCTCACATAGGATATGGTCCGCTGCAGACCCAAAGTTCATTGTGTGCCGCGGGACCATCAAACACAAACCCATGTTGGCGAAGAAGATCGCGACAGGCTTCGTTCATGTCGGTATAGTCACCCCCGCTCACCTCCATGCAGAGAACACGAACAGGGATGTCCCAGTCCATCGTCTTCAGCACTTCGTATTCGGATCCCTCCACGTCCAACGACCAGAAATCAATCGCGTGAATACCGGCTCCATGCAGAATGTCATCCAGCCGACGAGACGGAACAAGGATCGTCTCAATGTTCTTGTCCTTGTGCCATCCATTGTAGAACTGCTCGGTGGTGTAGTCCTTGACAGAACTTACGGCACCGTTGACATAGATCTCCGCGGGTTCGGGGTTTGTGGAGACGATGCAGTTGTACACCAACGACCGCGGACGGGATCGGCGGCATGCCTCGTAGTTCTTGGGAATCGGTTCAATCAGAACACCCGACCATCCGAGAGTGTCCTCAAAGAACTTCGTGTTGGAATAGGTCACACCATCAAGAGCCCCCATCTCAAGAAAGATGCCATTGCGCTTGTTTGCAAAGTATTTCTCGTAGACAATCTGATCCTCTCCACACTGTCCATAGAAGATGGGCTTCGGAGGCGGCGGTTTGTAGTAGAGAAACTGTGTAAAGCTCATTGATTGATTCGGCGATAAGTTCACATCCCAACTCAACGGAAGGTTTTCCGCTCAGTTGGGGTTTCCCCCGTTCCACCGCCCATTCCCACCCCCGACAACACACCGTTTTTGTGCGGTTTAGACCGCTTAGTTGGAGTAGGCAAGGCCGCCCATGCCGGACATGACACGGAGGACGTTGTAGTTCACCGCATACACGCGGACCTGCGCCGTGCGGCCAGACCGGACCGTGTTGACGGAGACCGTGAGCTGCAGGGTCGCCTTGTCGATACGGGAGAAGTTGCAGGTGCCGGACGGCTGGTGCTCCTCCGGCTTGAGCGCGAAGGAGTAGACGTTGATGCCCGGCGTCGGGGTGCGGGTGTGGTGCTGGTACGGCTGCACGCGGTCGAAGTAGCGACCCTCGCGCTCCGTGAACCGGTCCTGACCGTTGAGCTGCAGCTTCGCAACCTCCACGGGGTTCTTGCCAGAGCACTTGACACCAGAGTCCAGGATGACCTTCGCGAGCAGGTAGTTGGTCGTCGCCGCGAAGACCTCCTCGCCCTGATCCGAGCCAGAGTCCAGCCAGGACGCGCCGCCCAGGGACGGGCCGAACGCGATGCCGATACCCGGCAGGTAGGGGCCAGACGGGCCGTCGCCCGCCGTCGTCGGGATAGTCTGCTGCCCAGTCTGGTTGCCGGCGTTGCCGAGGGAGCCGCGCGCCAGGATGTCCATGACGATGCCCTCCGTGGTGAAGTCATCCGTGTAGTTGAACGGCTGGCAGCCATTGACCTCCCGGATGAAGTTCTGGCCCGGGGTGCAGTCAACGAACGAGTCGCGCTGGACAACCCACACGAGCTCCTTGACCGGGTGGTTGAAGTTCAGCTGGATCTTGTTGGAGGAGGAGGTGATGGACTCCGCACCCGTGAACTGGAGCTGCTCAATCAGGTACTCGTGAGTCTGCTGCGCGAACCGCCGGCGCTCCTCCGTGTCCAGGTAGACGTAGTCGATGTAGAGGGACGCCGCAGTCAGGGACTGGATGGACGTCGCCGCCGCCGTGGACGTGGACTGCTCGTAGTAGCAGCAGTTGATCCACTGCTCAAACTCAACGTTGATGCGAACCTCGTGGTACTGGAGCGCGATCAGCGGGATGGCAAGACCGGGGTTGCGGCAGAACCAGAACTGCAGCGGGATGTAGAGGGTCTTCGCCGGGGTGCCCGAGCGAGGCGCGCAGGAGTTGGTGAGCTCCGCACCCGCGCAGGAGGCGTCCAGCGCATAGCCCTTGGAGTCCTTCATCAGGACGAGGTCGTGGGTGTTGCCGATCATGTCGTCGAGCGCCGCGATCGTGCCCGCATCCTGGGAGAGCTGGGTCCAGATCTGCATCCAGTCGCCGAACTGCCGGTCAATGCGCTGGCCGCCAATCTCAAGCTCAACGACCTTGATCAGCCGGTGGCCGATGTAGTTGAGCCAGCGGAAGCGGTTCAGGTTGGTGGAGCCCGCGGAGGAGAGGTCAACCGCCGGGAGAACAACCTGGACATACGTCCGGTACATCAGGTCCGCATTGCGGTTGATGACCGCCGTGACACGCTTGTTGAAGTCCGCCTGGCCGTTGAAGGTGACCTCAATGGACTCCATGGCGAAGTTGGTGTGCCGCTTGAAGAGCACCTTCCAGAAGGTGATCTGCGGGTTGCCGGAGATGTAGATGTCCTGCGCACCATACGAGACGAGCTGAAGAAGACCACCGCCCATGTTGTTGTGCTTACTGGCAAGAAAAAAGTCTTCGGCGCGAAATTCACGAGAC